ACTAACGTTATTTAGTCTCTAGTTCTTTTACTCTTGCATCAAGAGTCTTAACTGCATCGACCAACATTGCAATGATTGGAATGTATGATACCCCTTTCATACCATCTTCTCTTTCAATAACCAACTCGGGCAAAATTTGTTCTAGTTCTTGCGCAATCAAACCATATGATTTTTTACCATTGTTCTTCCAATTGAACTGAACGGGGATCATATCTTTGATCAATTCAATTCCATCTAATGCAACAATATTCTCTTTTAGTCTTGCATCAGAAGTTGAGTTGAAATCAGTGGCAGTGATTACCCCGGCAGTAAAATCGCCGTTTGCATCACGCAATACAATTTGATTTGCTGTATTTGAGCTAGTAGCTGTAATCGTTGCAGAGTTTGCTTGGCTAACAATACTACCAGCAGAAGTTGCCGTGGTGGCGGATGTTGCACTACCAGCAGATGCAGCATAATTAACACTTAGCGCGCTTGTTAGGTATGTTCTTAGATATGAATCCGAGCCGTTAGTACCCCAAACTCTTGAGGGGTTTGAGTTGTTTCCTTCGTTGCCCGATGTAGAATGAATGTAACCTGCATGAATATAACCAGAAGCATCAGTTCTGACTACTTTATTTGGTTCGTTGTTTGTGCCCGCATGTACTGCAAGACCAGATACTGTAGTGGAATTTGTTGCCGTACCACTTAGTGACGCAGTAATAGTTCCGGCACTAAAATTTCCCGATGCATCACGAGCCACAATAGTAGAAGCCGTGTTTGCAGATGTTGCGTTTGATGTTACGGTGAATGTTGCGGCGGATGACTGATTTGCAGTAAAAGATGAACTGCCACTCAAACCAACTCCGCTTACGTTTAGAGTTAGTGTTCCGTTGCCTATTGAATTATCAACGTATAATTTTGTTGCTGCGTGACCGTTGCTTGTGGGAGAACTCGAAAGGTTTACCTGTACAAAAGAAGGAGTCGCACCACTATGAATGTCTTGTGGTCCTGAAATTGTTACCGCTCCGGTGCTGGCATTTACGCTAACTCTGTTATTCGTGCCGGCAAGGCTTGTAACGCCCACGTTTGATACGGTAATTGCACCCGATGCATTAGAAACAGAAATTCCAGTTCCGGAACCAATAGAACCCAGCGAATATGTGTTCGAACTTGTACCAATTAGAATTTGACCCGCCGCAGGCGCGGTGCTTAGACCAGTACCGCCGTCTGCAATTGCCACATCGGCGCCTGCTGTTTTATAGTAAACGGTGGTATCTACAGAAAAAGTTCCGTTGCTATTAGTAGATATCAAGACTCCATTCGTGGTTGTGTTTAGTCTAACGGTGTCACCGGTTTCTCCAAGCAACAGTGAACCTTTTGTTGCGCTGCTTGTTGAAGAAAGAGTTAGACTCGCAGAAGCCGCATTTGAACCATATACAACTGGCACCCGCATACTGGTGTTTATAATTGGTGTAGTTAGTGTTGGTGATGTAGCAAAAACAAGAGCACCCGAACCAGTTTCATCAGCAATAATACCAGCCAATTGAGCAGAAGTGGTGGATGCAAACTGTGCTAGTGTACTACCCTGGTATGCAACAGTACCACCCGAACCAAAAGATACAGATGATGTATCCGTGCCCGAGAATGAAAGTGTGTTGTTTAGCGTAAAGGTCTTGCCGTCAGCAATGGTTAGAGTAGAACCGTTTGCCGGTGTTGTTATGGTTATTCTGTTTACTGTTTTATTTGTTAATGCTTGTGACGAATCGGTGTCAGCTATTGTCTTTCTACCAGCACCGGTACCCACAGTCAACAAATCGTCATCACTATCCCAAACAACAGAACCTTCCGCTGTTTGTGCAGGTGCGCTTGATGCTGGAAGAACAACTACGCCACTGCCTGCATTGATGGTTGGGTTTGTTAGCGTCTTGTTTGTCAATGTAGCACTAGAGGATCTCTCTGATATGACAAATTCTGTAGTGGCAATTTGTGTGGTGTTTGTACCAGCACTAGCCGTGGGAGCAAGTGGTGTCCCAGTAAGAGAAGGAGACGCTGACGGTGCTTTTGTCAGAATTTCATTCTGCAGCCCCAAGAAGTTACCATCAATTTCGGTATTTGTGAGTGGTACACCCTTGTTCTGTGTAGCAGCATTTGTTGAGGGTGTTGTTGCGCCTCGGTAAACAATATTTGCCATTGCTGTTTAGCCTGTATGTTTGTTTTCTTGCAAAAGTTTTAGAATCTCAGAAAGAGTTGTTTTCATCTCAGAGACTTCCTTTTCTAGATTATGTATTTTTTCTACTCTTTGTTTTTCAGAAAGATACTTTTGGTATGCTGCTTGATTTTTCACAACCAAACCATTTGAGGGAGTTCTAAAAACTCCCTCGATGACTGCACCGGTAGAATCTGCAACTTTCATGCTAGAATTACTGCTCTGTAGTTGCTCACGTATGGAGGATCCCATGGGGTCTGTGTACGAATGACTATTTTGAAAGAGTAAATGTCAAAAGATGGTAGACCATCAACATAGAATTCATATTCTAGTTCTTTTCTGGGTCTGTCAGATTTGTTTCTTGTAACATCACAAGAAAGCTTGGTCCAATATTGACTTTCGTGTGCAATGTTTGAAGAGGACAAAGACGTCTTTGCATACACTTCAAAGGATGAATCTTTGTTGGAGTAAGCAGTTGCCCACAATTTTATTGATGTTGAGGGTGTCTCAAGTTGTTGTGCTTTTGTGATGTACTTTGTTGCGGCGCTTCCATTACCCGGCAACAATTCGCTATTGAATTTTGTTATAGTTGATGTTGCTGTAGCTTTTGTTGTTGGTGTTCCACCACCCATGAAAAGAATTGTAGGAGGCACAAAGAATCCGGTACCCCCGTTTGTAACAGTAACCCCGGTAACCACACCACCAGAAATGGTTGCTGTTGCTGTGGCACCTGTTCCAGAACCGCGAATTTGTACGGTTGGAGTTGAAGTGTAACCAGAACCACCATTTGTAACAGTTATTGTTTGCAAACTACCCGATCCCACTGCCGCGTCTAATGATTCGTATTCTGTTTGGTTGTTTGCTCTGTTGTTGTAGAAAACAAAAGAAGACTTATTCAAATCAATGATTGGTGAAACTTTGTTGTTCTGGCTGCTCATTGAGAACTCAAACAAACATGATGAATTTCCTCCCATGTTTGCTGTTTCGTTGGGAACAGATGAAATGAGAAAATTGTTATCCAGGTTGTTTATTGCACCAACTTTTATACCGTATTCCGGACCGGTATTGTAGTTTGTAGTTGCGCTGCCCGCAAATCTTGCGCTTGTAGTTGCAAGTTTTGCTGAAAACTCTGAGTCGGGAGGAACGTTATATGCCAGAGAAGGAGAAACAGAATTGAACACTCTGTTTGTCAGAACACCAATTGCAGCATTGTTTACTACTTTTGCTGTTGCACCCGAACCAGTTGTGGCGGTTATTGTAACTGTTGTTTCGCCGGTATAACCAGTTCCTTTGTTTGTTACATTGATTCTTGTGATTACACCGTTCTCAACTACAGCAACCGCGGTTGCTTGTGTACCTGTTTCATTGGGTGGTGATATTGTAACAGTGGGAAGTGATGTTGTTGAGTAACCTGAACCACCATTTGTTACTACGATGTTTCTAATTAGACCGCCGTACTCTATCGGACCAGTCTTTGTAAACGTTGCCCCCGTTACGTTCACGGCAAATGCGTAATCTGATATGATTTTGAATACGTTATGAGTTCCATTCAACAGAGTGCCTGTTGCACCATTGTATTTTCCTGTTGCTTCACCTCTCAGCATTATAGATGAATTTGTATCAAGTCCGTGCTTGTGTGGAAAATCAATAATTAGAACGTTGCTTGCATTGAATGTTTGTAGTCTTGTTCCATCAGCAACAACCGGCATCGCGTTTACGGGAACTTTTAGAGTTGATGCAACGCTTGTGTTGAAGTTTGCTCTGTTTAGAACAAATTTTATATCTTCAAACTGATCCGTTGACCATGTAATGTTGTTATCAGTCTTGAACAATGAACCCGTGAACGGTTGCTCGGTAATAAAGTTTCCGGTTTCATTTGATCGCTCACCAATACGTGAAGACCACAATGTGTAATTGTTTGAACGAGAGCGAACAACAAAACAAAAATCCTTATCTTGCGCAATGTAGATCAGTTTGTTGAAGGTAAACTTTGTAGATGTAGAGGCTGAAGAAGAAACGTTTACGTCGGCTGCATTCTTGTATGCAATTGCCTCGGGCGAAATAAAATTCTTGCTTGGGAACCCGTTGACCATCTCACGAAGTTCAACCCACACAGGAAGAAAGTTGTCTTTTGCAGAAAAGAACAGTTCTATGGAAGTTACAAATATGCCACCCTGAACTCCATATGTAAAAAAGGACTGTGCTATGGCATCGTCCATTGAAACCTGGGGCTGAACTGGAATTATGTTTGGTCTTGAAAGTGCTTCACTGATAGTTACCACATTCCCTTCCAAATAAACATCATAAAGAGATTCGGTTGTATAGGAAATAAAGGTAGTTTCGGCTCTTGAAATGTTTGAACCAGCTGGTGTGTTGGGTGTGCTTTCTTGAGTCAACACAATAGATTTTTGACCAGCAGTAAATTTGTTCCCCAAAAGATAAATTGTTATGTTCGCGGTGCCGTTTGCATCACTGATGATGGGCTCGCCTGTGTTTTTTCCTTCTTGTTTTGAGTAGTCATTTACATTCACCCCATCAAAGAACAAGTTATACCTTGTTGATGGTTTCATCAAGCTCGCGGAAATTTTTATTTCAATAGGCGGTATATAGCTCAAAAATTGAACTGATGTCAATTCATCTACTTGATCGATTCGAGTTGTGCTCATATCTTATGCTTTGGCGTTAGTTTTTATTTAGTTGACTCTGTTTGCGTTTTGAGTTATACCCGCATTTATAACCACATTGTACGCATCATCAAGAATGTCATAGATTCCGCGAACAGAAGTTGTTTGACCGGGTTGCCATGACGGATCCATTTCCCATTCTGCTTGGAATCCCTCTGCCTTTAGATAAGCAACGGCTTCGTTTACTGCTTTTTGCCACTCTTCTGAACCCTTTGTTGTTGTTGCAACAAGACCAGCAGCGGCTGCTCGTGCCCAGTTATCAACATCAATATCAGCGCTAAATGTCGTGGCATTATTTGTAATGGTTCTAAAGGTATCAAGAGTAGTTTGTGTAACCTGAACAGTCACGACGTCTGCGGAAGCGTAGTCATCTAACCCCATATTTCCTGCTAAAATACCAACTTCTACATATTGTGGTTCTTCAAGCACCGGTGGCGGTGGCGGCGGCACTTCTACAGTTGCAGGTTCAGAAATTACTTCTATTACTGCGGGCGGAGACACTATAATAGGGTCAACGTTTACAGGTGGCTGAGGATCAGGCACAACCGTAGCTTCATCTCTTCTTGGTACTTGAACAGTTAGATCAAAGTTTGACACTACTTTCAGTACACCTTCCCAAGAAATAGCACTAAAAGGATTTAGTGTGTTCGTCTTTGACGATGTTGTTTGACTTATGAACTGAGTTTCTGTATAGGGAAGAGTAATTTGCCCGTTTGTGTTTTGGTAATTCTGAGAACCGTTCGCCGTGAACAAATTTGCCAGACCAACAAATCCCTCTCTAGGAGCGCTAAACTTCTGATTGAAGAAACTTGCTGAATTGGGACTAATGGACATATCCATCATTACAAACGGATTTGTAAAGTTGTCCACGAGATATCCAGACTTAAATCTATTCAATCCCGTGATGGGATCAACAACATCGGTTCTTACAATGCTATTTTCTGCATTGTTTAGAATTGAAAGACGTTCAATACTTGAAATTCTATTCTCAAGACCCGAAATATCCTTCATTGTGTATCGTTTTGTTGTGGCAATCAAACTTGTTACACTATTTGCAAAAGTAGTGTATGCAGGAACAAAACAATTGTACAGTTCCAACGAGTCGGCGGGTACAACCGGCTTCTTTGGTCTTTCGGCTGGTTCACCAGAAATTACTTCTAGAGAACCATTTTTGTAGATAACAACCGAATCAATTCGCGGAACATAGAACTGAACTGGTGTTGAAAGAATGCTTTCAACAACCGGGAAGTCTGATAATGATGCTCCACCCGAACTGAATAGTCCAGTTGAGTTGTCTACTCTTGGTCTAAAGTCTAATTGTTCCTTTAGATCATACGTTCTGTTGTTGTTTGTTGACTTGTATGCTGGAACTTTGCTTATGTAATCAGAACCAAGAGTGGCATATGAATCAACACTAAAGAAATCACCACTGCCTGTATGGGCAAAATATTTCAATTGAATTGTTAGATTTGATGCGGGTAGATCACCGATTAGCTTTAGAGCACCAATTCCATAGTAAAAGTCTCTTTGCCCGTTATCCAAAACAAACGAGCCCGATACATCGTTACCTGACGCATCAACAATGCTTGTTACCTCGTAAACATCACACACAGTAAGAGAAACGCTGCTGGATGGAACAACGTTGGTTAGAGTAAGATTTGTTAGAACCTTGCTCTTTGGTGATACTGCGGTTTTCTTGACTTGCACCAGAACATTTACAGTTTCACTTGCAGGACCAGCAGTAATTTTTAGAATTGTTGGCGACAACAAACTGATCTTTGATGGAGATACGATTCCACTTGCTCCAGATGCGACAACAATACCAGTGTCGGGAGTAACAAATGTTGCGTTTGAAATAGAAACAGTGCCATCTCCGGAACCATCTGTGGTAACAGAAACAATAGTCCAAGAATAGTATTCCAAATTAGCGTAAGTCGAGGCAAGATTCTTTATGCTCTTTAGAGCATCAACATCAATTCTAAACATAGGTAATGAACCCTGTTGAATTGTTGATGTAAGAGCTTTGATTGTTGCTGTTGGTGTGTTTACACCCGAGCCCGTAATGTAGTCACCTTCTATTGGAATCTGCTTTGTTGAGTCATGGCGGAATACAAACAGAGTTGAATCTGCTCTAACAAAACGATGTACCTTTGCAGAGCGAACGCTGCCCGTGTTTGTGATTGTATCCTGCGGTGAATCTTCTGCATCAAAGAAATCTTTGTCTAGATTCAGTACGTTATATTTTGTCAGAACTTTTGCGGAGCCACCAGTACCGTAAACAAGTCTTCCAACGTCTCTTAGTTTATTGGTACCAGTCAAGGAAACATCGTGGTAGTACATCTTGTACACTGCATTCTGACCTGTTGCATCTCCCTCCAACAAATCTATTGCATAAACATACATCTCACCAATCTTTGCACCGCCGGTTGATGCGGACCACAAATCAACCTTTTCTCTTTGTCTAAAGTTTGGTAGTTTTACCAGGTTAGTTACAAAGATGTATTGACCATAGAAGGGTTGAATGGAATGGTTTTTTATCTTTACGTGATCGGGTTCTGTTCTTGCTTTATCAACGACTATATTTGATGGAGCAATCTTCTCTACTTCAAAACCTCTAACATATGCTTTACCTGGATTCACTCTGTATACAAATTTGTCTCTATCACCACCTGTTTCTTCCAACAGAAATCCATCGTTGAAAGAAGTCTTTAGGTGTTCGAGTACTGATAGTTTGAACCCGTTTACAATGTAGTCGCCAGACTCGTCATAAGTTCTGCGAGCAAGAGTCTTTTCTAGTTCAGAATACTTTGGAAAACGAGCATGTTCTTCAAGAACCCCTTGGTTGAAGCGCATGATTTCAACATAGTCATCATTTATGGCTGTTGCGAGTGGTAGAGTAGCAAGGGATAGGCCTACCTTTAGTCTATCTGCACCAGGTGCCGCGAAGTTGAAAGAACCCGATGCTGGATCTAGAAGTGAGTCGTCTTCGTTGGAAGTAACAATTTCTTCTGTAATCTTTAGCAATACTCTGCAAGAAGGAACAGAGTCATACTTGGAGATTACTACTTGTGAATCTTTTACGGTTACAAATCTTCCGTTTACAAAGAAAACGCCTGTCTTAATGAAAGCAAGGCTACCATAACCCGATGGTGTAGTAGTCTTAACAGTTGCGCGGGTTGTTGTATTAGATTCATCAAAAATTTCTTCAGTTGGCTGGAAGGTTGAAAACTCACCGTTTGTTCCGCCACCAGACAAATAAGACAGATATAGTGTTAGAGGATCTGTAGAAGTTGCTGGCTCGTAGGCTCTAACAATAGCGCGAACATCGCTAGTGTTTCCAACAACAACTTTCCCAACAAACTGCGAACCATCAACTGGTTGGCTGTTGTATGCGGTTTCTAGTTTGATGTATGGTGTATAAAGATCAGCAAAAGAATTTCCGGGTACTACAATAGACCCTTGTTGGAAAATGTGATTGCCAAATTTCTTAATCTGATCACTTATGATCGACTGTAACTGAGTCAGTTCACGTGCTTGAACTGCGTAGCCAGGTCTAAAGAGAAGTTGATGAAAGTTCTTGAACTCATCAAAGTCATCATAGTACGGATTTATGTTTAGGTCTACTGCCATGGCTTAGAATTGAATTAGTGTTTTGATAATGATGCCTTGTTCGGGAGTGAACGTAAACGGGGCTTCATTTGAGATATACAACAGACTTCCTGAATATTTATTGAAGTTCGGAGTAGTTAGAATTGCTTCGCAATTGTAATTTCTGCTCGGATCCGATTCTGCTAGTATTTGCCCGGTCTGTAGTGTTCCTGTTGCGTTTATTTTCAACAAATAAACCGTGGTTCCTATAATGTCCGCCACAACAAACCTATTGTTACCTTGAATCAGAATTTCATCCTTCAACAATCCCGTTACGTTTGTAAACTTTGTCTTAAAAAGTATCAGAGCGCTTTCTTGTGTAAAGTTTGCAAAAGAAATTGCGTCTCTTGGGTTTTTTACAATACTAAATTGCCTGAAGTCTTGCTCTATTGAGGTTGAAATAATTTCATTTCTCAAAGAAGAATTCAGAACAACTGTGTCACCATATAGTTCAAGGGGAGCATTCGTTCCGTGCCCACCTTTAGGTGGCAAAATAGCGTAGAGTTCAGCTCCTTGCCCTGGAACTAGTCCTGGATCATTTATTACAATGTTTGCGTATGAATAACCACTACCAAAATTTGTTACTTGTGTTCTTTTGATCTCGCCGTTTAGAATTTCGCACTCCGCGGTAGCTCCTGTACCGTCGCCCACAATTGTTAGTGTTGTGTTCTGTGAGTACCCGTTTCCACCATCTGCTATCCCCACAGAGTAAATTGCACCGGGAGCCGATGTTTGTTCGATAATTGACTGATCGCTCTCGTAATCTGATTGGTCAATAACACCCACAACAACTGCCGGGGTTGTTGGAGTGCCAACGGTATCGTCAACGTTGATGATGGTAAAAGAGTAGCCACTACCCGGGCTATCAAGAATTACGTCAATAAGTTCTCCGTTGTATACAACAGGAGTCATTGCCGCGCCGTCACCATCGCCCTGAACTGTAATGACTGTTGAAGTGCCAACAGGATAACCAGTACCCGGGTCCGTGATTGACACCATTTTTATGGAACCATTGTAAATAATCGCGCTTATTAGTGCAGTTGAATTTCCGTAAAGTCCACTGCCCGCTCCACCCGTACCAGTCAATGTAAGAGTTGGGGGCAAATTGTACCCAATTCCTTGGTCTTTTATAACAACACCCACCAAAGAACCGGATGCGTTTATCTTTGGAATAATAACCGCACCACCTACTCTGAAAGTAATTGTATCACCTGCTGCGTAACCAATACCACCGCTAACTACAGTAACGCCCGTGACAACACCACCGGTTATTACAGGAGTAAGAACTGCTCCAGAACCAGTTGATGTGGTAATGTCAATGACCACACCTTTTGTGTATCCAGTACCACCAGCCGTAATTGTTACGCCAGTGATATTGCCAATAATACCTCGAGTGATCGTTCCGGTAGCACCCGAGCCCACCGTTTTGCCGGTTTCGTTTATAACAATGCTGGTTTGTACAGTATTTGAGTATCCACTACCCTTGTTCGTAACAACTGCTGCTTCTAGTTCACCTCTGTTGAAAAAGTTATCCGTTAGTGCTCGTTGCACGGGCATGTTGTTTACCGTAATGAAGCGCGATCTCTTGAACGAGGGTATTGTGTACATGTACTTCCACAGGTACCCATCTTCTAAACGAACAGGAGAAATTGAAGTTCCTGTTGGTTTGATTGAAGATTCACCACCATTTGCATTATCAAGGCATTTGTAAACTCGGTAATCATCGGTCAGCACGAAGAAGTTCTTTGTTCTCATGTCTTGTGTATGATCCCATTGTTCATACACATTACCAAGCTCCCACTCGTAATTCTTGCATGCAAGTGAAATATCGCTGGGCGCGATGCGCTTGGCGAAAATCATATTAGACCTAATTAGATCGTTTTCACTCTGGGCATCATCTGGCACAGGAGGAGGCTCATCACCAACACCCCAGGTGTTTACTTTTCCTAGGGTATAGTAATACTTGGAACGCTGGTACTGAATGTCATCCAAAAACTGCTGAGCTAGCTCAACATGGAAATCGGATCTAAAATTAGACATCTACTCTTCCTTCTACCCAGTTTAACGCGGACTGAACCAACTATAAAACAGACCCATTCCCGTGGGGTTAATGGGTCGTTTATGCTTAGTTAATTGTTACTGTCCAGTTGATTGTCAAGGAGTCGGCAATCAACTTATTTACCACAGCAAAAGATGTGCGGCATAGCATGAATTGCGAGGTTGTTAGAGAACCGGTTGCTGTAAGGGTGCTGTAATTGAAGATACCAGCCTCTGTTACCGCAACGTCTGTAGCAATACCGTTTGCTGGGTAATTAGCACTGTATGTGATTGTGTTACCACCGGATGCATTTCCCACAACAAATGACGCAACAGTACCACCAGCAGTGGCTAGAGCCACTCGATGATTTGCAGCAGAAGATTCGGCACCCAACTGGTGGTCAGTTGCACCCGCACCGGCAACTGAAGTACCAAGAGCCATATGGCTCATTTCTGGTGCTCTACCGGTTTCTTTCATGCGATTTGCGATATAGCGTTTGCCCGAAATGGTTACCGTATTTTTTACGTTTCTATGGTCTTTGATGTTACCCTGTGCATCTACTAGGATGATTTCAAGGCGACCGGTCGCTGGAATGCTTTCTTGAGGAATGAAGATCATATTTTATCCCACATATAAACTTGTTACAATTGAACTATAGTTTTCTGAAGCTTGAACGTAGTCGTCAGTTTCAGAATACCCCTCTATGTCAGAAGAAATAAATTCTCCTCCTGAAACAGTAGCGTTTTCACCTACTGTGTATTTAGTGAAACTTTTAGCTATTGACTCATCGTTTGATGATAATGCGTCGGTTGTTTCTTTTACAACGCTCTTCAACCCAGGGGTATCGACGAGTGTTGTGAAATCTGGTAAAGCAAGTTTTTCAATGGTTTTAGGAATAATTTCGCTTACCACAACGGCATCAACACCCAAAACATTCTTTGTAAACTCCTTCTCGACGTAATCTGTTGGAGTACCCAAAGAATCCGAAACCGGTTTTATAACTTCTTTTGCTGTTGCCTCAACATAAGAGAACAAAATTTCTTCTACAATATTTTTCGCAAAAACTTTTGCTGCTGCTTCTACAACACCCGAGTAGATTTCTCTCAAGAACACAAGGTCTGTAGAAATCGCTCTGTATGACTCGAGAATGTCTCTAATGCTATAGAAGTTCTGTTTGTTTAACTGGAAGAAATACTTCATACCAGCAGGATGGAACTGATTTAGAATTTGAGCTACTTCTTTTTCTGACTTTGTTGTCTCGATGAGATAAGAGAATAGTTGGTAGAAGTAGTTGTCCTGCAGTCGAGACTCGTTGTTGGATATCTGACTATCATCGTTGACGTAATAACCCTTGGTCTTTATTACGTCCGCGCGGTCAAAGAACAATACCGCGCGGGAGTCAACCCATTCCTCAAAGGTAAGTTCCGAGAAATTATATGATATGCTGTTCGTTTCTGTTGTGGAGACAGAAATCACAGAAGCAAAAGGATTGATGATTGAGTACAGTACACCAGCATAAGAAGGAGGGCTTGCGGGATTGATTGTTTCTACCAAAGACTTTAGCTTGGGTAGAAGAATTGTCTCTATGTGTGTCTTTTGCTGTGTCGTTACGTTATCAGGATTAGCAGCGTATTTTGATAAAAGAATAGAGTCGGATGTGGTTACCGTTCCTGTTTGGTTTATATCGCCTATCTTCCAACCCGATTGAACAATGTCAAACAATGTTTTTTCCGGTTGATTTCCCTGTGAAGCTTGCAAGATTCCTTCGCCAAGAGCTGCATAATCAATTGCATTTTTCTCGCCGTATATTCCCTCTGTTACGCCCTGTGTGTAATCACTCATTGTAACAAGGTGGCTATATGCGGTTGGTGCTCCGGTTGTGGGATTCACCGCAGTTACCACTGTAGTCACATTATAAGAGGATTGATCAGACGGTTTGACTGGATACGGAGAGATGACGATAGCAAGATTCTCATCATGTGAGAACCCGTACTCAAGAATTTCAACTCTTACCAAACCACCCTGATCGTCTATTTCCAATACGCGGGCAATTGTGTTCTTTACGGAACCAGGAATAGTAATAACCTGCCCCTTTTGCCAGTTCTTGCCGGGTTTTTCTATTCTCAGATTTTGGGTACTTGTGTTATGCACGCCCGTGAATATAACAGTACCATCCTCGCCTGTTATATCAATCTGCTGCCCACGAACTACTTGCAGTTTAGAATATGATTTGAAAAATATTCTAATTCTCTTATTTGCTTCAACTTCAACATATGATATAGTGGGTGTAAATCTACCAAACTTGTTCTCAATAACCAAACGAGATACTTCGGGAACAATGT